GTTATAACTAATAAACTATCTAAAAAATAGCTAGATACTAGCATACCCTTATCAAGCTCTAAGAACATTACGCTCTCACTAGCTCCTATAACATCTTGAGCTTCTCTTCTAGCTAAAGCGATTATATCGTTACAAGCGTGCCAGCTTATCCAGACTTTGCTAGTACCCTCTAATAGTGTTCTTATTAAGCTTACATATTCATCGCCCTCTAGTGTAGTTATTATACCTGTGTTGTAGTGTATTGATGTTATCTTCATTGTGTTACCTCGAATTTTAAAATCTAGTTGCAAGGCTGTAAAGCTCCGTAACTGAGACATAATTATAGCTAATTTTAGTTACCGTGTCAAGTGCTGTGAGCATCATTTTAAATAGCTTTAAAGCAATTTCATGCTGTTTAGCTTACTTAGTCATTAGTTAGTGGTCGTTTAGCTCACCTCGTTAAAATAGGGGTATAAATGTTACATAAAGTAACACCAAGTGATATTTAGTGAGCTATTTATTGACTTTTTGTCAAAATGTGGCTATATCAAGCAAAACAAGCAAATCATGGAATTGTTGGCTCGCTTAGCATAATAATTAATGAATAGCAAGCTAAAATCACCAAATTATCAAATTAGCCCAAGCTTCCAACGGCTTAAGCTTACATTAAGACTGTTATGCTAGGTGACATGGAGCATCCAACGGCTTAAGATTACATTAAGACTGTTATGCTATGTCATGCCTATACCATACCAAGCTTAAGGTGAGCTTAATCGTAGTGAGGCTTAGTCTGAGCTGACATATTGTGATTAGTTGGATTGTTTAAGGTGAGATAAAGGAAAATTGTGCTATGTGAGGTGAAAATGTCGAAGGGTGTAGCCTCCCACCTCGGCAGTCGAGTCGACCAGTGTGGACACCTGTCACAAAAATGGTATTTTTTAACTATTCTGGTACTGTAGCTCACATAGAGCTATTGAACTACCCAACTACAAAAAAATCCGCCACCAAATTTGAGCCAGTTTGGGACTATAGAGCGACTGGCTAACTTAGTAAGTTAGAGAGCTAAGCCGTCAACAATGAGGCTCGGTAGTTTATCTCCTATGAAGCTCGCTTCATAGGGCTAGACCATCGACTATCACACCAGCGTACATAGTATCATCATGGTCAGGAAAATCGGGGTCAACCTCATCAGTCTTGTTCATAAGATAAGCTTCCTCGAAGTCTGATTTTAGCTCTCCTACACCACTAACAGCCATGTACCGAATAGCATCTGCAGGGTCACTCCATTTGTTATGTAGTGGCTTACCTTTCCATTTACCCAGTCTATCATCCCACTCCTTAGTGTAGTTCAGAAAGGTCTGTGTTACGTAAGTTAGCTTCTCGTCTATCCACAAGTTAAGTAACATCTTACGTACATTCTCAATACCATCAGCTACATCTGTTCGTTTCAGAGCAACTACGGGTAGTCCTAGCTTCTTCAGAATACCGAACACTGACATTCTAGTCTGCATAGACTTAGCTCGAGAGTCATGAGGTAGGAAGATACGCTTGACACGATATGGCATGGTAGTTAACACAGTAGCGTAATGACCTAGATGCTCACCTGAGTTATGGTACTCATCAATGATACGCCACTCACGTCCCATAACTTGGAAGAAGACAAGCACGGTGTCATCATCAAGCCCGAGGTCGATAGCACAGTACACTGGTAAGGTGGGGTCATATAGCTTCGGTACAAGTCGCTTGCGACCTATTACTTCTTTGCGGTACTGTCTAGCGTAGTACGTACCATCACGGACAGATGCAAAGGCTTCTTCGGGTGTAGCTGGGTACTCTTGACCTATGTCTTCACCAAGCTCAGCTTTCTGTTGTACCCAAAACCACTTCTGTGTTAATGTTAGCTCAATGCCAAGCTCTTGTTCAACTGATGTAAAGTAGTCATCAGCTTCTTTATCTATAACTTGCTCCAAGTTAAGGTTACAGTCTGGGTCACTAGTCCACGATAGGAACACTGGGTAGAACGCTTTAGGTGGTCTATTCTTACCTGCGAAGTTTACAGCCTCGTCCCACATCTGTGAGAACATATTGTCTGTACCCTCAGCTGTAGACTCAATGACAACTGTGTGACCTGCAGCAATAGCTTGCATAGTACCAGTCTTAAGCTCCTTAGCTTTCTTAGGGTCTTTGTTAGCTATCTTACCTAGCTCCGATACATGGAGTCGCTGTAGAGTAGCTGAACGGAATGATGTACGGATGAAGATTGTAGAGCCATTACTGAAGCCCATCTGTTTAGTATTATCAGCTATTAGGTGGATATTGAACAGTTCACGGATAGGCATAGGGAAGTTGTCCCACGCAAGTTTACTTCTAGTTAACAGTGTACCAGCTTCTTCAAGTCCTTGAGCCAACATACCTATGTTATAGTCAGTGTTAAAGATAGCATCATCTTCATACGATATTAGCCAGAATGTCGAGATACCTTGCTGTCTAGACTTTAAAATGATGATACGAGGGTGTCTAAGACTAGCCGCATAGACTACGTGTTGAGCGTAGTTCATCAAGAACTGGAACTTCATACCATCTTTATCTATAATCCAGTAGATGTTATTGAGCCTCCAGAGCTTAGATGGTAGGAAGTCATTGAGCATAGCTTCGTCATTCTTAGGGTCGCCATAGAACAGACTAGCATCAACATCAAGTCCTTTGTATATCTCATCAAACTCTTCACGAGTGATAGCTAGATACCAAGTATCAGTAGCTTCTCTGTAAACTTCACCTTTTATAGGTATAGCTACTTCAGGTATCTCTTCGTAATCTGTACTTACCTCTCTGTCAGCTTCTTCATATCTAGCTTTAGTTGTACGAGCTCTACCATAAATACCCTCACTCATGATTTCATCCTACCTTGAAATAGAGATAGTGAGCTCTGAGAACCTACATTGTCACCCAAAGCCATGTTGTTTATTGTGGTAGTTGACTGGTGGAACACCTCTTTGAAAGCTCCAGCTAGGGTGGTAGTGATAATCTGCCAGTCTATAATGTTGATATTCTCGTTATCTAACATACTGTTAGCTCGTGTTAATACCTTATTAAAGGTTGTATGGAACTCTAGCTCAAGTAAGTTGAGGCTCTGTGCTCCATTTATAACAGCCTCAACCTCGCCTTTAATAATGTTAGCTTGGTCAAAACTGGTAGTTTGAGGAGCTGTCTCCTTCACTTTATCTACAACTAGCTGTAGAGCTTCGGGAGTAGCTTGTCTAACATGATGAACTTTCTTGTTCATAGCTTCCTCTTGCATTTTGTTGTTGATACGATACACAGAAGTGCGTCCTACACCGTATTTAGTAGCTGTTTTTTTAATATCAGCACCTTGATAGAGGTCAGCTTTAATTTTAGCTTCTGTAGTTGGAGATATAGCCATCTTTTTTATCCTTAGTTTAAGCCCTATATAAATGTAAGCCTAAATTGATTAATTTGGAAATATTGTATCATAAACCTTGACAAAAAGCAAGTATTCAGGTAGAATATATTTAGTATAAAATCAAATCAAGGAAAATACAATGGACAACGGTAATACTGCGACAGATACCAGCAACCAGAATGGTGGTGAAGTTACACCACAACCAGAGACAGCCCAAGATTACTTTGGATACGAGCCTACTGAGATTACCTCAGAGCAAGTAGCTCCAGCTAATGTTGATTATCAGTCGGAGGTAAACCGTCTTTTAAAAGAGACAAAGGTAACAGAAGAAGGAAAGTTTGAGTTTCCAGCTGACACTCCACCGTGGGCTAAGGTAGCTATTGCTAACGAGAAGAAATTTCGAGATACGCAAGTTGGCTATACTAAATCTACACAGGATAACAAGCTATTGATAGCTGAGATAGATGTTCTTAAGGGTAAACTAGCAGGTCACTCTGCACTTACAACGGAACAAACAGAGGAGCTAGACCATCTCAAATTAACCGACCCTGATGCTTACTTTGACAAGCGTACAGAGTATGAAGCTCAAGCTCATACTCAATTCGACACGGAGCTAACTGATGTTAAGAATAAGACAGCTAAAGAAATAGAACTAGAGCGTAGAGAGCAGTATGTTAAGGACTTCAATGTAAGTCGTGATGTACCGATTACTCAAGAGCTAATAGATAATGAAGTACCTGCTAAGTTTTTTAAACAGTTAGAAGCTAACGAGGTTACATTCGACCAATTTGTGTTGAATGTAGCTCAGTATGTGGATACTCCAAAGGTTGTAGGAAAAGGAAGTGAAGTTACTAATGTGACTAATCTTTCTGATGTGGCGGGTGGAGATAGTCCATCTAAAGAGAAACAATATGACAATTTAGCAGAAGATTACGCTAACATTGTCTTTTAATCAAAGGAAAACAAAT